TCCATCGGGAAGGACTCCTCGTTGATGTTCGTCCAGGCGACTTCATCCACCCCCCGCAGCGGAGCCCGGGGAAGCAAGATCCTGTCCGTCGGCCATTGCTGAAGGCTCAACGACCACGTTTGCGGCAGCAACGACCTATTAGTGAGCTTCTCCACCATCATCCTGGCCGCGACCAGGAATCCAGCAATGCTCACATCGTCGCGGGTCGATAAATCCACCCTGGCCTGGACCTTCACGTCCATGATCGTGACGGGCTCGTCCACGGGCGGCACTACAGGATCGAGAGCCCACCAGTCCCCCTGGACCCGGTCCTGGGCCAGCCACCCCGGCAGACTCCAAAAAATACTGGCCATGCTTCGCTCCGCTCAGCCCTGTCCGCGTACGGCGACAGTCAAGCCAACTGCTGGATCTCGGGGGCCCCCTGGCTCTTCAACCAGAGATCCCTTTCCCGGTCGTTGTAATACAGCCCGGCCTCCAGCCTGGACTTTTCGGCCTCTTCAAACTTCAACTGTTCCTCTTTCGACGTGAACTTGGCGCACTTCCCGCGAACGAGGGAGATAGCTAAGTTCTCCGGGAACTCCTCCACGGCGTCCTTGGCGAACTCCTGCCATTCCTGTTTCCCGGGCGTCTCCCTGGGAACATGTCTGGCGACGGTGGTTCTCCTGAGGAACTGGACTTTTTTCAGGATTTCTTTTTTGACCATTTCAGGCATGGGATTCCTCCACCCTGAGTTGCGGCGAGCCGCCGCAACTCAGGAGTAGCGTTTCTTGGGGGTTTCGATTTTTGGAGGTGGTTCAACTTCCTCCACCATCTCGGCTAGGTGAGCGCGGATCAGGGATTCGGCGGTGGCCTCGTCGAGATCGATTTCCGATCCCGGCGGAACCATCACACTGCAAAGCCTCACGATCCGCACTTTCATGAATCAACCGTCGATTACGTCGCAGTGATCGCCGCCGGGGCGACCACCGGTTCAAACTGAGCGTGGCCCAGGACTCCGAGGATGTCCATCTGAACCGCCCCGGGAGCCCCCTTGAACGTGACCAGCGACCGGATATAACGCTTCGACCCGATGTAGCCCACTCCCAGGGCCGTGTTAGCCATGGTCGTTGCATTAATCGGGGCCGAGCCGGTATACAACGCCGGTAACGTAACCATCCCGGCTGGCAGGAGCCCCTGCGGATACACCGAACCAATCGGGGCGTTCATATCCCCGAAGTCCGCGCTGGCCGAGGGAACCCCCGCCAGACTGTTAGCCGTCGGACTCACATTAGTAAAGTCCGCGTCCTTGGTCGTGTTGGATTCCTGAAGGACGATCTGGACGTAGTTATTTGCGTCTACGCCCGCGACGGTTCCCAGGTTGACCAGGACCATGGCCGCTTCGAAGCCCATCGTGTCGAGGACCTTCGACTTGGCGGCGCTGGGAGGGCTGGTCGCGGCGTTGCCTACAGCCTGTAGCTGCACGAATGCGAGGTTGTTGACGATATCTCTGGATGCCATATTGTGAGTTCTCCTTTCTCTCTTTAAGTTACGCAGCCAGACTGTGGATCTTGATCGCGTCGAAGTTGATCACGTCCCCTCCTACACGCTTGCGGGTGTAGAGCAGGACGGAACCCTTCACCGTGATGTTGTCGCGGATCATCGACAGGCCCACCCGGTCAACGATCTGGTAGCCTTGCCGGAAATCTCCGAAAGCCATGGCATTCACTCCGGTCACGGGCGAGGTCACTGCGACGTCCGGCATGTCGGTCGCATACCGGATCGGGTAGCCCAGCAACGGGGTCTTGTCGAACTGTCCGTTGAGGATCGGCTGGAAGATCAACCTTCCATTGGCGTCCGTCAACACCATGATGTGATACAGCACTTGACGTCTGACCAGGAAGCAGGCGTTGGCCTGGAAGGGCTCCTTCAACGCCGTGATCAGCCGGATCAACCCGGTGTAGTTGAACATCCCATTGGTCCCGGAGTTGATCTGCTCAAGCTGATTCCAGTAGTTGAAGTCTCCGGTGTTGACGATCTGCGTGGGGTAGGTCATGAACCCGCGAGGTTTCCCGACTCCGTCGCCGTTTACGAACGCAGCGTTTTCCCAGCGGTTGAACTTATCCGAGAGCTTATCGGACAGGTAAGCTTCCAGGTCGAACATGGAATCCTCCAGTAACTGCTGGGTGACTACCGGTTCGGCGTATTCCTCCTGGGCCGGGATGATCTTCCGGGAGGGATTGACCGTTTGGGTCGGGGTTCGGACCTGACGTTCCGCCACCCAGCCCACTCCCACATCGGACGGGTCCTCCGGTACGACATATTCGCGAGTCCCGATGTTTCGGGACGAGGCAAGTTCCCGGATGGGAGAGGTTTCGAAGATCCTCCGCACGACCGTGTCGGCGATGGTCGGGGGAGCTACGAAGTAACCGCCGTCCGGGTCGCTGCCCACGGCCATGTCTTTCTGCTCGTCGGGCGTCAGGGCGTTCAGCGAGATTCCCTGAGGAACATGTTGACTTGTGCGAACGGCCTTCCAGAAGACCCGGACGTATTTTTTGTAGTCCGCCCCCTCCGGAGTAAATTCGGGGAAGTTCTTCTCGTTGCCGTTCTTGACGTGCTCCGCCTGGAAATCCTGCCGGTGCTTGGCGAACAGGATGTTCAGTTTGTGGTCCTGTTTGACCTGATCCGGGTCCGGGCCCGGAACCAACGCCTGGGCTTCCCTGGCTTTGATCCCGTCCAGTTCCCGCTGAAGGGCCTCATGCTTCTTCCCGAATTCGTCCGCTATGACCACCATCTTCTCCTTGATTAGGGTGTCCTGGTTGGTCTTGAACGTCTCGAATTCGGTTTTGAATTGGGTGTGCAACACCCCAATCTCATCGACACCTTTCTTGATATCTTCCAACGATGTCGCCACTTTGAATTCTCCTTTTGGGTTTCGCAATAAGGGGTTACGTTCCGGGGGAGGTGGAGAATTCCGGGCTTCCTCGAAACTTCCCCCAAGTCCGCAGACTTAGGAGTGAGTCCTTAACGTGCATTGTAGGTTGAAATGGGTTGATAAGCAAGGTAAATCCACGTCGGAAATGGTCGAATGGATTCCCTAAACAGTAAGTTGAGAGAGTGTAAGTTCAGATCCAGATGAATTCCAGCTTCACGTAATTCAACCGGCGAGGGTCCGTGATGGAACGGGCGTAGGTGTGGGCTTCCTCGTCGAGCTTTTGGAAGATGGTTGGTTGGTCGTCCGGGGTGGCGCGATCTTTTTCGAAGTCGGACGAGGTATAGGCCCACTGCCGGAAGTATTCGGGTAGTTCATGTTGCTGGTGGAGCCCGGCTTTGACGCTCCAGGCGGCTTTGAGCGCTTCCATGGTTCTTTTAGGTTAGCTGGCTTTGAGGTTCTTGAGGGAGAGGGCGATGCCGTCGAGGAGTTCCTGATCTTCCGGGGTGGGAGCGGAATCTTCGGGTTCGGGTTCGGGTTCGGGCTTGGAGGTCTTGCCGCCGCCAACAGGATTGGTGGTTACCGGGGCGGGTGGTTTTCCAGCCCCGCCTCCGACCGGGTTGGGAAGGTTCACGTCGTTGAAGTAACGACCGGTTGCAAGGTCGCCTAGCTGTCCAAGGGCTTTGGCTTTGAGGGATTGGGACATTTTGGAGTACCCGATGGATTCGCGGACGAGGCTCATGCAGCGTTCCAGGGCTTTCTTCGTGCGGGCGCTCAAGATCCGTCCTTCCTTGGCGCTCAGCAGCGGAGACCCTCCCTTGGCGATCAGCGCCATAGCCGCAGCCATCGCCTGATCCTCCGGAACCTCCTCCTGCATATCTTCCGGGTCCTGAGGCTCTTCCTCTTCATCCTGCGGCATCAGCAAATCCAGCAGCCCGCTCCACCACCCCTTCATCACATCCGAGTGCCCGTCAATCGCCTTGTGAATCAGGGGCTTCTTCGCGTCCCGCTTGCAGTCCTTGTCCTGACAAATGTTATCGATCACATCCGCCAGGGCCCGGTCGGCCTTGTATCTCTTCTCGTAGTGATCCTCCAGCGCCTGACTTCTCGCCATCTGATCAGCGAAGTCTTGGGTCCTAAATTCCACATTCGTTTTCACGACGCCTCCTTCGACCTCACCTTTGAACGGCGAGTCTTTCTTCATCTTGGTGTAGTACCTCGAAATTACGGTCTTGACCTTGGATTTATCGGCCTCCGGGATATCAACCGTGTTCAACTCATCTCCCGAGGCCTTGATGCCCGCCGGAACGGCCATAAGCTTTCCGTTGACAACCGTCGCGAAGGGCAACTTATACGATTCGGTCTCCATCGGATTATCAGGGTCGAACCAGAAGAACCCCTTCCGGTATTTGGCGAAGTTAATCTTCTCTTTCTCCGGGCCCCCGGCGAATTCAACCAGGGAAGCCCTCGCCTGCACGACGTCCCAGGTGAGATCCGCTCCCGCGACGGGCAGATCTCCAAAAGCCACGGCTCCCTTCGATCCGGTGACCACCGCCTCCGAATTGGCTGGGAACGTCACGATGCTTACCTCCCGGAGGTTGACCTCCTTGAAATGCCGGACGCCGTCCTTGATGTAGTCACCGCCCTTGGGAACCTGAAACCCGATGCTCAACCCAGGCTTACCCCCGAGATCCAACCCGACCGAAATGAAATCGTGGGCATATCGACCCTTATCCGAGTTCATGAGCAACTGCCCGTGGATGACCAACCCCCGGTCGTCCTCCTCGGCGGACTTATTCCAGCCCACCGGGACCTCGCGGATGTGTTGCCACAAAATCGGAAAGACCCCCTTCGACGCGCTCAGCGTCCGGGTGAAGGCTCCTTTGTCAACGATCTCCCCGTCCGAATCAATCGCCGAGGTGGAAGCCACTCCATCGAATGTTCCATCGGCTTCCGAAGCTTTGATCGTCAACTTATAAGTCTTGTAAATCAGGTCGTCAGCCATTACTTAAAACCTCCTCTGACATTCGAAGCTTTCAGCTTCGAATGTCAGGCTACTTCCAGGACGTCCTCGATCATCTTGGAGACTTTCCTGGCGTTCCTGGCGATGTCTTGGGATCTCTCGTAGATCTCGATGGCTCTCTTTCCTGGGGTCACTCCAGGGGTGACCTTGAGAGGCGGCGGAGGAATCGGGGGAGTGTTGGTCTGGTTGGTTGGGGTCGCGGCGGTCGCCGGAGCCCCCGGAGGCCTGCCGGGCGGCTGGGCCGGAACCGTGGGTATATAACCCTCGCCGTAACCAATCATATTCATCGGCTGCAGATAGACGTCGCCTTCGGGGTCCTCCCGGGGATTCATGTGTTCCCGCCGGAGAATATCATTGGCCGTCAGCCAGCCCCAGTTTCTACCCACCGCGTAAGCGGCATAGCGGGATTGGAGATCGCCTTTCAGGAGATCCTGAAGGTTGAACCCGCAGAAGACCGTTCCTTTCTCTTCCTCGGTCAGCAACGACCGGTTCAGTCCCTGCTCCCAGCGGACAATCCACGGCATCAGCGTATAAGTCACGAACTCAATCGAGGCCTGCTCAATCGTGTTATGGGATTGCTGTTCGGTCTCATAAAGCATGTGAGGCGGAATTCGAAATACCCGGGAGATCTCCCGGACCTGGAAGGTCCGAGATTCATTCGCCTGGGATTTCTCCGGATCGACGCCGATCTGCTGATACTTAATCCCTTCCTCCAAGACGGCGATTTCATTGGCGTTGTCCGCTCCGCCGTAGAGTTTCTTCCAGCTATCGCGGATGTTCCGGATTCCTTCATCACCGAGAACTTCCGGGTGCATGAGAACTCCGCCTGGGATGGCTCCGTTGGCGAAGAACCTGGAAGCATACTTTTCGAGGGCCAGGGCTAACCCGAAAGCATTCCGGACTTGATTAATTGGTGAGGTTCCTTCCAGGCCGTTCCCACTCAACGCCAAAGCTTTCAAATGGAGGACTTCCTCCTCCGTCATATCCGTGGGAGGAGTCGAGCCGTCCATCGGGAAGTAACGATAAACTCTCCTGCCCTTCTCCCGCTTAACTTGGATGGCCTGATACTGAAGCGGAATCAACGCGGCGAGACGGTCGCCCCGCATGATTTTCCGGGAGCAGGCGTTCCCCCACAGGGCCATCTGGGACGTCATGTGCTCCCGCCATTCAATCGCGGTCTGTTCCTGGTTAGGCTCGTCGTGCAGCCGGAACTGGAGATGATGTTTGGGGAGGGCCCTAATCCTGTCGCCCTTCCGTTCGTACATGTCGAGCGAGATCATCCCGATGGTTTCGGAGATGATTTTGATCGCGCAGAAAACCGCCGCGACCTGGGAGGCGCTGGCAGGGGAGACGATCTCACCGGCCAGGGAGGAAATTCCCCAGTGATAGAACTGCGTCCCGGCGCTGGCCGTCTCCAGGCCTTTAGTGTTCCGGTTGACCGGCAGGATCTTCGACAGGAAACTCATTGGTTACCTCTTCAGCGTCGGCAGGCTGGGCTGGCTGGACTGGCTGGACTGATAAGCTTCTCCAGCTTCTCCGCCTCGGCCCGCGCCACGGAGATCTTTTCGTACATGATCGCCGTCCAGGCCAGCGAGGCCCCTCCAAAAATCCAGCCCAGGGGATGCCATGCGCTCCAGAAGCCATACGTCACGCAGCCCAGCCCAGCGACATAGAGCAACATCGGAACCTCAGCCCTGGTTTTCAACGTCAGCCTCGCCAGCCTTGCCTGAAGCCCCACCACAACCGTCGCCTTCCAAACTCCGAAGCCCATGTTCAAACCGTCTTGATCCCGCGAGTGGCGTAGACGCTCTTCTTCCGCTTGGGCATCACCAACGCCCTAGCCAGGGCCGTCACAATCGCCGAGATCCCGTCGATCCTCCGGGCGCTCTTCATCCTCTCCGGCTTACTCGGCTGAACATTATCCTTCCGGTCATATTGAAGCTGAAGGCACGAAGCCATCCAGTTCAACACAGGATTATTCCCGTGACGGAAGGACCTCGAATAAACTCCCGACAGGACGTACTTCGTGGCGAAGGACAATTCCATGAAGTTCTGTTTGACTTCAACCATGGTTACGCCCTCGGATTGAAGAGCAGTAGCTTCCGTGCGGAAGTTAGCCCGGTCGTAATCCACCTCGATGAGGTCGAACATCTCATTCGCCCATTTGATTCTGTCCTTCACCGAGGTCATGTCGATGGTGTCGCCCGGCGTCGCGGTGATGAACCCGCGTTCCACCCAGTTGGAAATCGGCATCCTGGTCGTCCGCTCAATCTCGGGGATGCGGTCCTTCCCAATCCAGAAGAAGGGAAGGAAGGTCCAGATTTCGTTCTCGGATGAGGGCGGGAAGAGGTAAACGTTAGCGGTGAAGTCGGTGGTCCAGGAAGCGTCAATCCCTCCGAAGCAGGGTTGTTCGAGGAGATTCCATCTCCTGATCAGTAGATCGACATCGAGGGTTGGCCAGGATCGCAAATCGACAGCTAAGGATGTGTGATCCAGCCTATCGGATTCGACCTGGAGGGGATCTCCGTTCTTGAACCATGCCGTCATGTCCATGATCGGATCTTCGGTGGAGCGGAGAGGGATGTTGAGGTTGTATTTGAGGTATTTCGAGCGTTCGGACGGGTCGAGGATGGCTTTGTTCATCTCGGCCACGAGGGCGGAATCTTTTAAGTGGCCACCGAGATCTTCGTGGGATGGATTAGCCGCGACACGAGCTTCCCTGGTTTTCCAGTATTCGGGGTCTGAATTGGCTTTTTCAGGATCGGCTTGGTAGATGCAAACGTAGTAGGCCGGATCAATCGAGGGGTCTTGCTGGACTGCTTTGGCGTGGCAATATTCCTTCCACCAGAGTTGGCATTCGTATTCTGCGCCGGAGGTGGTGATTTGGATGTCGAGGGCTTCGTTGCGGGAGATTTGACCTTTGGTTAAGACGTCCTTGACGGTTTCGTGGCGGAGGGTTTTCCAGCGGTGGATCTCGTCGCGGATGAGAAGGGAGGGACGTTGGCCGTCCTGGACATCGCCGTCGGCGCTCACCACTTTATAAAGTCCAGGGCCTTCCCTTTCCAGGATTCGTTTAGTCGAAGGAATGATCCTCAGCTTCGTCAGAAGCGAAGGATTAGCGTTGATCATATTAGACGAAGCTTTGAAGACGATCTCCGCCTGATCCTTAGCAGCGGCGGCTCCGACTACTTCGGGGTTGATTTCGTCTTCCATGAGGATGTGGTAAATGGGAAGGCCCCCGATCATGTTGGATTTGCCGTTCTGCTTCGCCATGGAAATATAAGCCGTGCGGTATTGGCGAAGGCCGGTTTCCTCGTCCAGGGTTCCGTAGAGGTCCCGGAGAACTTTCCTCGACCAAGCCGGGAGGTGGAATCCCAGGGGGGCATAGAGAACGTGTTCGAAGAACTTTTCGATCTTGCACGCCCGGCACTGCCGGAAGCCCGGGCCGCGATGACGAAGCTCCGTCCAGGTCTTCCTCCCGCAGAAGTCACAAATCAGTCCAGGCCGGTAATCCCAGGTTGAGCCCTTGGTCAACATCTCGATCAACCGCAGAGTTGTTCTTCGAAGTCCTCGGAGATCTTGCCGGAGCTTGCGATGTCCACCATCGCCGCAGCCCGGGGGGTCAGTCCAAATTGTTGTTCCTGGCGCTGGACCCGCAGCACAGTTTGGTTGAGAGCCCTAAACAACCTCGATCCTTCCTCGGTCATGACGATCTCGGCCAACGGCCCTCCAGGGAGCACGTCCCGTGGATCGACCGTGTGGCCCTGGTTCTGCATGAGGGCGATCTTCCCTTCCATGGTCCGGATGGAGGCCTCCTCCAACATCGAGAGAGCCCTTCGAAATCGGAATTCGAGAACCTTGTCCTCGCAAAGCTGAGCCAGGGCTTGCGAATGAACCAGCCGAAGCAACCCCGCCGCGCAGTTCTGGCAGTAGTCGTCCCAGATCATGCTGGCTTCCGAACTTAACCAGGAAGGCTTATCCGGAAGAGCCGAGGGATGGACAGGGTTAGTCCGGCAGGTTGCCGAACCTTTCCCTTGATCTCCTTCCCGCTCCCTTACAAGGGTTGGTTTAGGTGGACGTCCGGGCATTACTGAACTCCGTCTACGGCGAAGGCCTCGACTGTTTTGGGAGATGTAGATAACTGAGCTACGATCTTGAGGAGCCATCCGGCGTCCGCCACCCGGATCGGGCGGGTATTTTCAATGACGCCCGCCAGGGCTGTAGCTTCCTCGTTCTCCAACTCGATGACCTTATCGCCATAGCCATTCTCGGGAAGCTTCCAGGACAGGTTCGGGCCGTCCGGTCGGAACTCCGTGTCGATAGTCTCCCGATCCGAAAGCCTGACCTTCTCGATCACTCTCAACAATACCGAAGCTTCCTTCAATCCCGGCGCGGGATGAGCCCCGATCATGTTCCAGATCAGGACCCGCTGATAATAATTCAGGAAGATGCTTTGCATGGGTCTCCTTTAATTAATTCCACTCATTCCAGTAGCTCAGGTTCATGTTGGTGGCGACTACTTTGTATTTGTAACCGGGGAGGACGATGAAGAAGACGGCTCGATATCCGGTGGTTTCGGAGTAGGTGGTGGTTTGATTCACCGAGACAATCGTGGTTGGGTTGGAGTTGGTGTCGGCGTATGCCGCGAGGGCGTTGGTGCCGGTGCCGGTGGAGCCCTGGCCTACGACTGAGACGAACATGGGCGTCGAGCCGGAGTTGGTGTAAACCGTACCGAGGACCCGGCCCGAAGGATAAGCCGTGAAGGTAGTCGGCCCGCCCCCAGTGATCGCGACGCCGTTGACCCGGTAAACAGAGCCACTGGAAAGGTTCACGTCGCCAGCAACATCCAATCGATAACTGGGATACTTTCCAACTCCCAAATTCCCGTTGGCCAGCAGCCGCATGGCCTCATACATCGTGGTGTCGCCCCCGGCGAACCGGACGTAGAATCCGATGTCGCCCGAGGTGTTGCTGGTGTTGCTCTGGATCAAACCTTTGATTCCGGCGAAGGCCCCGGCTCCCGCCCCGAACGCCACCATCCCTCCCGAGCCGGTGGTTGCGGCGGTGTCCTGCAAGACGAGGGTCGCAGACTGGTTGCCAGTCGGATAGGTATACGTTCCGCCGGTCACGGCCTGCCCCGCACCCAGCGTGTAAATCACCGGAGTCGTCCCGCTGAGAGAGCTACTGCCCTGCTTCAATATCCCGGTGTGGTTCACGTCGCCCAAAACATCCAGCGGATAAGCCGGTTGGAACGACCCGCCCACCGCCAGCCTGCCGGTGAAGATCGCGTGACCCGTGGAGCGGATGATCTGAAAAGTAATCCCTAGAAACCCAGCCGCGTCGCTGTAACGTTGGAGAGCAAAGTCGCTGCCGGAGTTTGAACCACCCTCGGCGTTGACGATAGTGGAGGCCCACCGCGTGGAGGCGTTCAACTGAAGGAGGAAACTAGGCGGGGCTGCGATAGAGGTTGTGTTGGCCAAAACGGCCAGCGCCCGGACATTGCCAGTCACATCCAGTGCAGCACCGGGATTGTTGTTGTTGATTCCCACGTTGCCGCCGAGCGGATTCAACAGCAGGCCGTACAAAGTAGTTCCTGCATCAATGCGCTGCGATTGAATCCAGCCCGTACCGCCGCTGGTGACGCCCATCAGCATGCCGTAGTTCGCATCGACGTTGCTCACCAGAAACGAACTGCCGGTCGCGCTACCCGCTGTCGGGAGACCCGAAGTAGTGCCGCATACCTGCATCCTCGTACTTGGGCTGTTGCAGTTCACGCCTACGTTGCCGCTGGAGCGCATGATCTGAAACGCAACCCCTATTGATGCTCCGGTATTATCACAACGCGCCAATATGAAATCCGTACCAACGTTGCCGGTCGCCTCTGTGGTGCTGTTGCCTCCCATGTACCATCGGGCCTGTGCAGTCCGGTAGAGATAAATGTAGGAAGTGTTGCTATTGGCGCCGCTGGCATAGATGGCTAGATAGGAGAGGTTGTACAGCACAAAAGCGTTGGCGTTCACATCCTGCGTCCAGGGCGTCTGCGCGTACCCGCGAATATCGACCCCGTTGATCCGATAGACGCCGGTCACGTTGCAATCGCCCGCCACGTTCAGGGCATAGGTGAGAGGCTGATTGCTGATGGATACCTTGCCGTAGAAGACAGCCGCAGGCGGACTGCCCTGCTGTAGAGTCAACGCCATCTGCGCGTTTGTCGTGTCACGGAAGTAAAGATTAGTGTCAACGCCGCCAAGGTGATAGATCAGCCAGGAGTTGTCTGCCCAAGATAGTCCGTTGCCTATTGCGGAAATGAAATAGGCACCGGTGATAGCACTTGATGCGTAAATGGCTCCGGTTACGTTCAGGGTGTAACCCGAAGGGGTTGTGTTGCCGATACAGACCGAACCGCCGAGAGGCTGCAAGACCATGTTGTACAAAGCGGCGGTTGAGTCCGCCCGTTGACACTGAATCCAGCCCGTGCCGTCGCCGTTGACGCCCATCAGAAGCCCATAGCCGCCGCTGGAGTTGCTCACCAGCAATGAACTGTTCGTAGGACTGCCAGATGTGGGATATCCAAACGCCGCCCCAACTACGTGAAGCTTCGTCAGGGGGTTGTTGAAATTGATTCCAACGTTGCCGGTGCCCATGATCCTCATCCTCTCGGTGCCTATCCCGAAGAGGATGGTTTTCTCCAGGTCGGTATTACCTCCGGCATATCCCGAGAGATCGATCCAGGCTCTCCAGGCAGTATCAGTGCCGCCGCCCGCCGAGATCCGCAGGAACCCATCGTCTCCCGCGAGGGAGTTACAGCCGCTGATTTCGTTCGAGATCCTGACCGCCGAAATGGCAGGCCGGGAGGATCGGTACGGGCCTTCCATTATCAAGATGCCGTTCTTGATATCCAACGGGCCCAACGGGTTCGTGGTCCCGATCCCAATGCTTCCGGCAAAATACGAAGGCGCGGTCCCGCTGTTATAGAGCGCCCAGCTTCCCGGAGCGGTCGAGGCCTGCGACGTGATAATCGCGATGTTAGTGCCAGTCCCCTGTGACTGCGCGTCAATCACCAAACCATAGACATTGGTGACCTTGGTCCCGAACGTCGTGTTCACCGCACGTGACCAGAAGGAACGCCAGTTGGTAATCGCCGAGGTTGCGCCGCCGCCATAAGCCCCCGCCTGCACCAAGAAACCGGTGAGGTGAGAAATCGTTCCGCTGCAATTGCTCCAGAAGTACGGGTTTGACTGCATGCCCGTCATGTAGGCGATGTTGCCCGTGCCTTGCATATAAGGCCGGGTCTCGATGACGCAGAAGTCCGGGCAGGTAGTGGACCCCTGCATGATGACCAGGAAATGATTCCCGTAGACAGCGCCCGTGATGGTGCAGTTGTTGAGATCGTGCTCGTAGTAGCTTGGGATCATCACCGAGCCGGTCGCACCAGTAGTGACCGAGGTAGCGCTGATGCAGAAGGGCACGGCGTCCGTGAAGCTCGAAACGCTCTTCTGAATGTTGAGATACTTGGCGTTCAGGGAGTTGGCCGTCGAGAGATTCCCCAACATGTAGAGGTCACGAATGCGATAGCTCGAACTGCCGAGATCGTAGGTGTTATCCGTGACTGGGAGAAGGCCCGTCGAGCCAACGCCGAACCGTGCGGTTCCTCCCTGGACCAGATAAAGGAGACCCGTCCCGTAACCGCCGAGGTAAGTATCCTGCCCGCTGTAGAAGAACTGCCCGATGGTTCCCGTGGGCGCTGGCCCCACATAGAAAACCGTGGAGTAAATCCCGTTCACATTGCTCAGGCCGAACCCGCCGCCGTTCACGCTTTGCAACCAGGGTGTCTGTGACGCTGCGATCATCGAGACACCGCCGATGGTGGGCGTCGAAGGGAAGTTCACCACTCCACTCGCACGATTGATCGTCAGCACATTCCCGAGATAAGCCCCCGCGTCGCTATATCTGGACCAATAAAAATTCGAGCCCGCATTACTCCCGGTCTCCGCGTCTGCTTTATAAAGCGCCCAACGGGCATTACCGTTTGTAGACCACGTCTGAATGGTCTTAGTCACATAAACCGAATCGCCCGTCGCCGTTCCTGTTTGGAGTTGTGCTGCATTGCGAAGTACATAATTCCCGCCGTCAATATCCTGCAACCAGGGTGTCTGGGATTTCGAGATGATCGACACTCCAGCGATGGTCGGCGTCGTCTCGAAATTCACCACGCCTGTAGCCCGGATGATGGATATCGGCGCACCCAGATATGTCCCGGCGTTGTCATAGCGGCAGAACGACCAGTCGCTGCCGACATTCCCGGCGGCTTCCGCATTGCCGGTCAGCATGCACCATCGTGGAAGTCCCGCGACATACCAGTTGATGTAGGGCGGATTAGCTGTAGCGTTCGGCCCATTGATCGTATGTCCGAGAGCGGTGACTTGAGCGCCCGAGATGATGTTATTCGTGGCACGGATCTGACCAGCCACATCCAGGTTGTAGCTTGGGCTGCTATTGCCGATGCCCACATTACCAGTAGCGCGATTAATCCGAAGACGCTCAGTAATGACGCTTTCCGGGTCATCGTAGCTAACGATTCGGAAGTTGCTGCCCGAATTGCTCCCGCTCTCTGCGTCCGAAATCATGAGATACCACCGCGCTTTGTTGCCTATCTGGAACTGCACGGTAGTTGGGGTTATAGACGTATAGTTATTCGAGCCGTCTTTGCAGGCAATGCTGGTTGTGGCTGTAATGGCTCCACTGGAAAGCGTTCCGCTGAAGCTGGATGAAGTTGCACTAACCGCAAAAGACGGCAGCGTCACTGCACTCGGCCCCGAGATAGCCAGCCCCTGCGCCACCGTCCCCGCCGAATTGGCGCTCTGGATATAGTTAAGGCCAGCATTGGGGATGATGTTGATAAAACCATTGGCGTTGACGGAACTCACCTGCCCCGTCGATAAAGCGCCGGTTGCCCGGTTGATCGATAATCCAACTCCCAGATACGAACCGTCATCCGCGTAGCGCAGGATATAGAAGTTACTGCCTGCATTACTGCCGCTCTCCGTGTCTACAATGTTATTAACCCAGCGCAGCTTATTAGCGATGTAGTAATAGATCGTGTTGGGAACGATCTTTACCATGTTGTTCGTTCCATCGGTTACGAAAAGCGTGTTGCCCTGGAGGAAGCCGTTTGAAGTGATGTTGCCTACGTTGCTCAACGTGTAGCCGCCGCCGTTGATGTTTTGGAGCCACGGTGTCTGTGCGGCGTTGATCAAAGGATTGCCGTTGACGCGGTAGGTCCCCGAGATATTGCAGTCACCTGTCACATCCAGTTGATAAGCTGGTTGCACCGCGCTGCCGACCCGCATGAAGTGATTGGTGCCGTTGATTAAGATCAGCCCCGTGCCGCTGGTATTATCCGCGAATATGAAGTTGCCGCCGCTGTCGGAGTAGATCCCAAAGTTGCGACCGATAGAGGGAGTCGTATTAGCGAACTGAATGCCACTGGCCCAACCGGCAGTGGCTCCCTGGAGGACTAGCGCCGGAGTGTTCGTCGAGAGGGAAACAGTAACCGGGAAGGAACAGGTAATCGCTCCGGGAGTGCCGGGCTGGAACTGCATCGCCATCACGGAGTTCACCAAGTCACGGATGTACAGTGATGGGTCCGCAGCAGGATGATAAATTAACCACTTCACGGCCAGCGAGCCGTCAGTCACCGCCAGCCCGGAAGAGGAATAAACCCACCCCGAGGGAACAACTACATCACCGGTAGTGCGGATCGAACCGCCGACGTCCAACTGATACTGCGGCGAGGCGTTGTTGATCCCAATGCGGCCATTCGAGCGGATCATGCAAAGCGCGGTTCCGAGCAAGGTCGTGCCCGCATCGTCATACCGGTAGAAGAAGAAGTCACTGCCCGTGTTGCTTCCCGTCTCCGTGTTGCCGATCAGCATATTCCAGCGGGCCTTGCTGTTGACGCGATAGTAGCTGCCAGCAGAGGTGACTTCGGTATAAATTGTGCCCGCTGCATTCTGAACCAGCAGTTCGCCGCCGTTCAGCGCCTGGAGGTTAGTGGCCGTGACCGTGCCAACGTTGCTGAGATTGAACCCACCACCATTTACGTTTTGGACCCACGGTGTCTGCGCTGCGGCAATGATCGAAGTCCCGTTGATGGTGGGAGTGACTCCGAAGTCAACTACGCCGGTAGCGCGGTTGAACATCATGATCTGCCCGAGATACGAACCATCATCCGCGTAGCGGTAAAAATGAAAGTTGCTTCCAGTGTTGCTTCCGCTCTCGGTGTCGGCCTTGTAAAACGCCCAGCGGAGATTGCCGCTCGTGTAGTAGTTAGAACCAATGGAGTCGATGGTGTTCTTGTTCGTCCCGGAGATTACCTGGAACCCGCCGGTAACGTACACAAAGGATACGTTGTTGATGAAGTGCCCGCCGCCGTCGATGTTGCCGCCGAAGATGGTGTAGCCGCCTGCGGGCTGTAGCCAGAGGTTGTAAGTCGTCGCGGTCCCGTCCACACGCTGCGCCTGAATCCAGCCTTCTCCCGTGTAGTTCACGCCGGTCAGTACGCCGTAGTTCAGATCGGAGTTGCTGATCAGCGAAACGCCGTAGGTAGGACTTCCTGCGGTGGGGAAGCCGCCCGTGTTGGAACCGGCGACGTGCAAGCGGGTCCAGGGCGAGGCCGCGCCGATCCCCATGCTGCCACCGCTAGTGAGCACGGCCAGCTTCGCGGGCGTAGTGGCTGAAGCCACCCGACCATAGAACGAGAACAGCGGATCGATGGTAGTAGCTATGCGCAGGAAGCCGCCCTGCGAGGCGACGTTCTGAAAGCCGAATCGGGTGTCGTTCACGCCGAAGTTGATTAGCTGCCCGCCGACTTCCGTCACGATCCCGGCATATTGGATCTTGCCGCCGTTGTTGTCGAAGACATTCAACGCGCCTTGCAGGTCCAGCTTGGCCGTGGGTGCGGTAACGTTAACGCCGACATTGCCGGTTGAGCGCTGAATCACCAACGGGAGGTCTATCGTGCCTCCGGCGTCGTTGAAGCGCTGGATATAGAAATCACTACCGGAGTTGGAGCCGGATTCCGTGCCTGTATTACCGGCAAGCAGCCACCGCGTTCCGCCAGGAGCTTTGAAATAAGTCCCATAGCCATAGATCAGCGTCGTATAGCCGCTGGAACCGACTAGAATGCTGTTGACGTAAGACAGGTTGTAATTCGCCGCGTTGATATCTTGTAACCAAGGCGTCTGTGATGCGGCGATGATCGAGGTTCCATTGACAGTCGGCGTCGCCGAGAAGTTCACTACACCCGTGGCGCGGATGATGGTGAGCGGACTGCCTAACGTCGCCCCGGCATCGCTGAAGCGTTGAATGTTGAAGTCACTACCAGAATTGCCTCCGGTCTCTGCTGGAGTGTTAGCGCCGATACTCCAGCGGATGACAGCACCGGGACCCATGATGGCGATGTTGATCGGATTAATGATAATTTGCGGTTGGCCGTTAGGGCCTGCCTGTAAATTGCTGCTCGCATAAACCGATGGTGTGGAAACATAGCCCAACGCCCAGACATAGTTGGTCGCCTGAATGTTGTATGCGTTGTTGAGGTTGTGACCGGCGGCGTCGATGTCGCTCAACCACGGAGTCTGCGACGCAGCAACAATCGAAGTCCCGTTGACAGTCGGCGTCTGCGTGAAGTTGACCACGCCCGTCGAGCGGACAATGGAAAACGGATAACCGATCAGCGCCCCGGCGTCGGTATACCGGCCAAGGAATAAATCACTTCCCGCATTGGAGCCCGTTTCGGCGACTCCGGTCTTCCACTGCCACCGATTCAGGCCCCCCGTCGATTGGAACGTCTGATAAGCCCCCGCCGTATCGGCGGTCAGATCCATCCTGAACGTCGATGTCGAGAACACCTGAATATCACCGACATTACTCAGGCTATAGCCCGCTCCGGCAATGTTCTGCAACCAGGGAGTCTGCATCGTCGTGCGGATGTCCACGCCGTTGATCCGGTAGACAGCCCCACTCTGTAGGTTGCAGTCCCCTGCGACGTCCAACTTATATCCTGGGTTAGTCTTGCTGATTCCGACGTTGCCGCTCGACGGTTGCAATACCAACGGCCTATAACCAACCCCGGCATGATAGACTTCGATCTTTCCATAATCTCCCGCCGCATCGTAAATCAGCGTCATGTTCTGATTGGCGTCAGTAGCTGATCTAGCCCACAATTGCAGGGCTCCAAAGACGCCATTGCCGTCTATGGAGAACAATGTCACCCAGGTGTCATCGCGACGCATGGTGAGCGTCCCGCCCTGGTTGTTGAAACAGAAACTCCAGGTAGGACTTGGCGGACAGGAGAAAAAGACGCCGTTCACGTTGGTCAGATCGAAGTGACCGCCGTTGATGTTCTGCAACCACGGCGTCTGGCACTTCGTGATGATCGAGACTCCGCCGATGGTGGGCGTGAAGTTGAAATCCACTATCCCGGTTGCGCGACTGATTGCCAGGACGTTGCCAAGGCCTCCACCAGCGTCGTTGGCGCGGGCAATAAAGAAGTTGGAACCGGCGTTTGAGCCGCTCTCACCCGAGGCATCCTTTCCAACGGTCCACCTGCTTATGCCGCCCTGCGTCAAAAGTAGGTCTGCTTGTTGACCAGCGGCGGTTGCGTTGGCGACGACAAGTACACTGAACCGGCCTCGTCCGGTTACGTCGAGCGCGTAAGCAGACGACGTTGTGTTGATCGTGAAGTTAGCCGCTCCGCAGTTCCAGGTGACAGCGCCGCTGCTGCGGGTGATCGTCAGCGGAGTGCCGATTAAGGCTTCCGCGTCGCTGAATCGGTAAAGGGCGAAGTCGCTGCCCGCGTTGCCGGTGGACTCGCTCCCGGCAGTCGCGGCCTGCCAGCGCCACAGACCACCCACGCGCCAACCGTAGTAACCGGCTTCGTTGATGAAGTTATTCGCGGAGATGAAGTTTGTGTTCGTCAGACTAAATCCACCGCCGTCGATGTTCTGGGTCCATGGAGTCTGCACCGCGCCCGGGATCGTGACCACGGTGCGGTTGTTCGCCGAGTCGTCAGTCGCGGTCACTCCCGGACCAACGAAGTTCAAGTAAGTTCGAGAGGTTAGAACAGTCCCCTCGTCCTGGATGATCGACGAAGGGCCAGGAGGGCCTTGTGCGCCCGTGGCTCCAGCCGGGCCTTGCGGACCTTGCGGGCCCGTGGCTCCCTGGGCTCCGTCCGCGCCCGCCGGGCCCTGGATACCTTGTGGGCCGGTCAGTCCCTGCAAGCCTTGAGGTCCCGTGGCTCCGGTCGCTCCAGCCGGGCCTTCCGGCCCTGTGGCTCCCGTGCTTCCGGTGGGGCCCTGGATTCCCTGAGGGCCCGTCGGACCAGGATCTCCCGTGTCGCCCTTCGGACCTTGGGCTCCTGTAGCTCCTGTCGGTCCAGCCGGACCTGTAGGACCTGCCGGTCCCTCAGGGCCCGTGACGTTCCCGGCGTCCAGCCATCCCGAGGACGTCCACACCCAGAGATGTCCGGTGTCAGCCGTTATGTAAGCATCCCCAGGATTGCCCGTCGTCGGCAGGTCAGCCGCCGTATCCACCGAACCTTTAATCTCAATCGACGTCCCTGGAGGGCCCTCGGGACCTGTGGGCCCTTCAGGACCCACCGGTCCCGGATTTCCTTGCGGACCCGCTGGTCCTGTATCCCCAGCGACTCCCTGCGGGCCGGTTGGACCCTGCACTCCCGCCGGGCCCGTTGGGCCCGGATCTCCCGTGTCGCCTTTCGGACCCTGCGGCCCTATATCGCCGGTAGCTCCAGCCGGACCCTGCGGTCCAGGGACTCCCTCCAATCCTTGTGGACCTTGCGGCCCGGTTGCACCAGCGGGGCCTTCCGGTCCCATCGGACCTTGAATTCCCGGATTCCCCTGGGGGCCTTGCGGTCCCGTGACGCCCTGCTCACCCTGCGGTCCAGCCGGGCCGGTCGGCCCGGCGATTCCTTCGGGGCCAATCGGTCCTTCAATTCCAGCCGGTCCAGCCGGTCCAACGGGCCCCTGGATTCCAGCCGGGCCTTGAGGCCCGGCGATTCCTTGCGGTCCCGCAGGACCGGGCGGACCTTGAAAATGTCCCGCGTCGATCCACGACGAAGTCGTGGCGTCCCACACCCAGAGGTTCCCGGTGTCAGCCGCAATCCAGGCGTCTCCTGGGTTGCCGGTCGCGGGGAGATCCGCTGAAGTCGGGACGGTTCCTTTAACGGCAATGCCGGTGCCCGGCGGACCCACGGGGCCTTCGGGCCCCGTGGGGCCGGTAGATCCGTCAGCGCCCGGAACACCCTGAGGTCCGGTCGGGCCCGCCGGTCCCTGAGCGCCGGTCGCGCCGGTCGCTCCCGGGTCGCCCTGCGCCCCAGGAGTCCCAGGATCTCCTTGTGGCCCCGTAGCTCCAGCGGGGCCTTGGACTCCCTGAAGACCAGGATCACCTTGAGGGCCCTGCGGCCCCGTGGCTCCCGGATCTCCCGTCGGACCCATCGGCCCTGGATTACCCTGGGCTCCCGTGGGACCCACAGGCCCTTCAGGGCCTGTGGGGCCTGGGGGTCCAGCAGGTCCGACAGGCCCAGGAGGCCCTGGCATCCCCGACAGCAACCTCGCGTTAAGACGAACCGGCACCAGCTTCACGCCAAATGTCGGCACGTCCACTGCGGCCTTGAAAGCCCTGGCCGTCAGGGTCGCCTTGAGCTTCGACCCGCTCAAGACGGCCTTCAACTGCCGTTGCTTCAAACTGGCTGTCAGTTCGTCAGCCATTCAACTCACTCAACCTAGTCAACCCGGGTTGATTAAATGTCAACCCGGGTTGATCTAACTCGTCATTTCCCTACAGGGGAGTAACGACAGGAGCATCCGGACTGGGCGGTCCACCGGGAGGTACGTCCGGTGGCGGATCGGGCGGGACCGGTTGTCCAGGAGGCATAGGCTTTCCCCCTGACGGCGGCACAGCGACCCATCCGTAAATCGGGCTCCATGCCCAAGTCCAACCATCTCCTGGTTGTCCACCACCTCCAGGCGGCGGCACATTTGGAGGCAGTGCATTGGGCGGAAGATTAATAGGAGGCGTAGGTCTAGGATCTGTAGGACCCCAAATCCCAGGAGGATTCGCAGATCCCGGAGGCAGGTTAATCGGGGGCGTTGGCCAGGGCCCGGGAGGTCCCCATATCTCCGGCGGCTTCGGAAGATTAATCGGAGGCGTAGGCCACGGCCCGGGAGGTCCCCAGATCCCGGGTGGTTGACTACTGCCGGGAGGCAGATTGATCGGAGGAGTAGGCCATGGCCCCGGAGGTCCCCAGATAGTAGGTGGCTTCGGAATGTTGATCGGGGGAGTGGGCCAAGGTCCAGGGGGCCCCCAAATAGTAGGTGGTTGACCACCACCGCCAGTGCCTGGAGGCAGGTTAATCGGAGGAGTGGGCCACGGGCCGGGAGGTCCCCAAATTCCCGGTGGCGCTGGATCAGGACCACCCGGTGTTGGCATCGGCGTAATCAAAGCAAGAAACGGCTGCATAAACTTGTCTCCTTAGTTTTGGCTTAGTTTCGAGGTTAAGTTGGTGTGTTGGTAAGTTCGACGCCGCACTTTTCCGCAAGCTCAACTCCGGCGGCAAGCGGAGTTGATTCTTTTTAAATATCTCGGGTAACTTCCTGGGTAACCGAAATTCCTCCCGCAAGGATCGTGGTGATAGCTCCGCTCCCGTCCGTGATTTGGAGATCCCAAACGTAATCTCCATTCAGTTGAAGTGTTTGTTCGTGGGTGAGGGAGATGTTAATCACAGGAGATTGAACGGAGGTGGTGAATTCGGTAGCAACCGATGGTTGCTTATCAGCGACGTCTTTGCGGATTTGGGCTTTCGCGGTGCAGCCGGTGAGATCTGCTGGAGATCCATCGGCGTTTGAGACGGTGACGGTCGCGATGAAGTCGTCTCCTTGATAAAGCTGGAGGTTGGTTGGTTTGAGGCCGGAAGAATTTTGGTCTGGGCAGGCCATGGAGTCACACGAGAACTTCCGGGTCAGGTTTGGAGATTCCGAGGAGGGCTCGTTCGCGGAGTTGGGAGACGGTTAGGCGAGGGTAGGTTACGTCGTGACCGTTGGATTCCATGAAGGTTTTTTGGTTGTGACAGGAGATGCAGAGAGATCCGAGATTATTAGGATCTTTGAAGAGAGAAGGATTTCCGTGGTGGGGGATGATGTGATCGGTTACTTTGGATGGTTCGATTCGGTGTTCGCTGGAGTGGCGGAAGAAAGGGTCCATGCAGAGAGGGTTGCGGCGGAGGAACATTCGGGAGATTTTTTCCCAGTTACGGGTGTAGCCACGTTCTCGGGAGTGGCCTCGATGTTGGTCGAGGGCCTTTAAACAGGAAGGGCACTTACCGGATTTGGTTAAGTTAGGGCAACCTGGGGTGGTGCAGGATCGCTGCGGGAGGGTTGGCATTTAGAGGGAGGTTGAGAAGTGTGTCCAGCATTTGAAGGCGAAGTCGCCTTCGGATTGGACATAGCGGTCGCCGAAGATATCTGAGGCGACGTGAACTTCCCGGAGAGGTTGTTGGTAACATCCCATTCGGGTGTGAGCGAAGGCGGTGGAGGTTCCTTTGTCAACTGAGGTAATTGAGGAGGAGGATTCAAGTTTCTTGCGGCAGAGTATTTCCTCGTCGGATAGTAATCTGATGTATTTTAATCTCGTTCCGACTACTCTCCCTTCAACGATTCCTGCCAGAGCCATCCTCCAGGCTTCCTGATAAGGTAGAGCATCGTTCGCTAAGTTCCCGGAAGAGTCACGTAACTCGACAGATTGATCCGGGCTGAGGTAACGGACGATCTTAGATGAGTGAATTACCATGATTGATTAGGTAGATTAGATGACAAGAAGCAACCAGCTTCATGTTTAGAGACGGGGGGTTGACGATGGTGATGCTAAACAGTAGCCTCAGCAAACTTCAGACGGCTGAGGACGCCAGGAAATAAGTCCCCGTGAATAAAGACCCGTCCCGTAGGATAGTGTAACCCGTGAAGAATCACTGGACAACTGGAAAGTCAAGGGATTGTCAAAAATAAACTTGATTTCGACTTACTTAGCAAGTAAGCTGATCGGTGAATCATGGAGATAGATGGTGTCCTGAAAGAGACACTTTCCTTGATCAGTTCGGGATCGGAGGCCCGGGCGAACCTGGGAGGCATGATCCGCCGGTATCGGGGGGATCATGACCTTTCCCAGAAGGATCTGGCCGAGAAGCTGAAGGTCTCCTCGTCTTTCCTGTCGGACGTAGAGCATGGCCACAGAACCCTCGGCCCGGATCTGCTCCGGCGTCTCTTCGATCTGGTGTCAACCCCCAGCCCAACCAGCCCAACAAAGGAGACTGCAATGCCCAACACGACAACGACCCTCGCCCTCCTCCAGGGCGTAAAGCTCGTCGAGGAGAATCCCGGGAGCCCCCTCGTGGAGCATCCCTGGAATCCCGAAACCATCGAGAATCTCGACTTCCTTCCCTACGAAATCGAGGTCCTGGAATCCCGCGAGATCCTCTGGCGGGACGACGTGGCGTTCTCCCTCGATGAGTCAACCACCGAGCCGGTCGAAACCGAAACCATCCCCAGCGACGTCGAGGTCGAACCCGATCCCAATGTCGCCGACATCGAAGTCGAAGAACCCGAAGAACCCGAAGAGGTCGAAGACGACAGCGAGGTGGAAGAACCCGAAGGACTAGACTGAGATGTTCGCGTTGGGATTCACCGGCTCCCGGCAAGGCATGTCGGGAGCCCAGATCCTCTCCATCGAAACTCTCCTGGCAACATACGTCGCCAGGGTAACCCGCGACCTCCTGGAGGTTCACCATGGCATGTGCGTCGGCTCCGACCTCGACTTCCACTCCATATGCCGGAACCTCCACTTGAGGATCATCGGCCATCCCGGCGTCGGCATGAACGGAACTTCCCAGACCCGCGCCGTCTGCGACTGTGACGTCGTCATGCCCGAGGCCCGTTACCGAATCCGCGACCGTCACATCGTCGAAGCCAGCCAAGTCCTCCTTGCGACTCCTGCGGGCTTTCACGAGGAACGCCGCAGCGGCGCCTGGGCCACGATCCGTTGCGCCCGTGGCCTCCGCAAAGAACTCCACATCGTCTACCCGGACGGAACCCTCCCGGCCCCCCTGACCAGAGCCGCAAGACCCCAGCCCCCACTCGCAATCCGATGATCAGCGAACTCGACAATCTCCGTTCCCAGGTCAGCTATCTCCAGCAGCAACTGGCCGAGTCCCGCAAGGAACTCGCCCTGGTCGAGGCCGTGATCGTCCGCTGCGAAACCGGAATCGAAAAAGGCGTCCGCACCACTCACGACTGGCTCGCTCAGGTGCTTCTGTGGTTCTCCCTCCAAACGGGGAAACCCTCGCCGCTGGACGACATCGACGATGTTGAGGATTGATCCCCCCTTGCCGCTGATGACGCCCCGGGGCCCGGCCCTGGCTTACTTCCTCATCGACTACGGCCTGGACTACGACCTCATGTTCGTCTGCTTCCTCGACTCCAACGGCGAGTGCTGGACCTTCAAAGGCCCCGAAATCCGGGCCGTCGAGAACCTCACCTGGGGAAGGAGGAAACCCCTAACGTGACGTTGAAGAATGGAGAGATGTTCGATTTCAGGTTTGAGTGTCCGGATATCCTCCTGGTCACCGCCAACGCCGGAACCAACAAAAAGGGAGCCCTCATCATGGGCCGTGGAGCCGCCCTCCAGGCCAAATCAATATTCCCCGGCATCGATCTCACCTTCGGTCGCCTAGTCTCCTACCATCTTCTGCTGGAAGGTCCCAAGCCCAAACCCTACGGCGTCATCGTCGCCCCCACCCAGACCAAACCCGGGATCATCGGGATCTTCCAGGTGAAATGGCGATTCAACACCCCGGCCTCGTTGGAATTGATCCGGTTCTCCTGCGAGACCCTCCGAAGGAAAGCCACCGGGATCTGGAAGGGGAAAACGATCTGGTTGAACTTCCCCGGGATCGGCAACGGTCAACTCCTCAAGGACCAAGTCTGGCCGCTGATCTCCGGGTTGCCGGATAACGTCACGATCTGGGAAGGAACTTCAGACAGTTAAACCGGGTATTTCTCTTGACGGGCAGCGAGCATCGAGCGCATAAATTCCTGGACCTCCGTGTCCAGACTTATTGCCAGCACGATTAAATCCGCCGTCATTTTTGGCAACGGCTGAGCGAACGGTTTCCAGGTAGCATGTCGGTCGGGGTTTTCTAGCTCCCCCAAAAACACTTCCTCGCCTCGCTGTTCAACAGTCTGCTTCCAATTGGAGCGTGCCCTGTCGCGTTCTTCAACCAATCTGAAGCTGCCTAGCACTTCGTACCAGCCATCGCGGGCGCGAGTAAGGCTCAACCCATCTTCCATAAGGACACATTTGTGGAACAGCGCCAGATCGATAGCGAGCGTCTGCGGATCAAGTCCAGAGTCAATACGGCACGCCCACAAGTGATCATCTTCCGGGACAGGTATGTCGAAACACGCCGAGTTCGGTTTCTTTGGTTTCTTGAATTTCCTCATTCAGGAAGCTCCTGATTTATTTAGTCAGGTGGAGTGCGTTGAACTTCCACTCGTGGCGTTCGACGACTTTGTCCAGATCTTCCATTAGATGTTGGTCCCGGGTACGTGCTCCCTGGTTCATCATTTCAAGAAAGGCTTGGCAGATGCGTTGCAGCAGGGGGAGCGGAACCGGGACCAGAAGGGCGTCCGCGTTGCTGGTTGCCATCGGATTACCTCGCGAGAACGGTTTATCCTACATTAATGTAGTTACGTGAGTCAGTGAGGCTCCTCACAAACCCCGGGAAATTTAAGATGTCCCGATCCGGACAACTGGTTGAATAAGGGAGGAGAGATCCGATTTGAAAATTCCTGACGACTTCACAGACCGCGACGAGATGCTCCTCAGGTTTGGGGTTTACTGCGGGCTGGCGTCCCGGCTCCTTCAGGACAACTCCTACGCCCGCCGCTGGCATGGGCACGCCGAGGACCTCACCGTCGATGAATACTGGACAACCGTCAAGGAAATCCACCAGAAACTCCTCGCCGCCGGAAAGATCCGCGAGGACGAAGATCCCCTGGAAACATTGTTAGGTTGAAAGTTGAACATATGTTAAGATGAAGGAAAGCCCACGGGCTGAATTTAACCTTACGAGGTTTCGAAATGACAATCGAGATTCCTACGCCTTCCGCCGATCTGATTTCCCGGATCGAAACAGCAACCATTGAAACAGACCAGAAGGAAACGGACGCCATTGCTGCGATCCGCCAGCGATTCGCCGGTTATGCAAAGCACAACGGTTACATCAAAACCGCCAGTTTTCATCTGACGTCCTCCAACTACTCGCTCGAACGGGAAGCCTTCCATCGCGTGGACGGGAAGCGAATTCGCGGTCTGCTGGCTCTCGATGATTTCTCTGAACGCCATTCGGATCAGAATCGCGGCACCCGCCACGGAACGAGGCTCTATCTCACCGAAGCGGGCGAGTGGCTGGAACTGCGCCGCGAGGGCGTCTGGAGCCAGTGGCAGGGCTCTCCGAACTACTGGTACACCGATAGCGCCTCCGAGCATGGAATCGGCCCGGGATCTGAGTTCGGAGATGAGTATGGCGAATGCAAGTTCGGCCACGTCAAGACCATGACGGACGCTGAGGTCGCCGCGAAGTATTCGCTGATGGATATCCTGGAGGAACTCGGCAAGTCGCTGAAGACCATGTGCGAGAAACTGCCGGTGCGGTATAGTCGCCTCAAGGCCCGGGCGGAGCTAGCCGGGCGCGTGATGGCTTCGATCTCGCAGGAGAATTAAGCCGGACAAAAAAGGCCGCAGCCTGCCGAGTACGTCCAGGCTGCGGCCCAAGGCAGGGCCGGAATGGCAAAAGACCAGCCCCAAATTTCCTGACGATTCACCGGACCCGCTCGACAAAGTCGAGCGTGTCGATCTCGCCCTCCCAGTGGAGCGCGAGCGCCTCCCGGTTGCGCTCGATCCAGGCCCTCAGCAACGTGAACTCCTCCTGATCCATCGAGCCCTCCACCACCAACCGCACAGGGGGAGAGATCTCGACCAGGATCATCCCGGCCTCCCGCGCCGACCTAGTCACCCCGACCTGGAGCCCCGACCTGGAGCCCGTCGCCCTCGGCGCGGCACGGGAACCAGACCACGAACGGCAACCCGGTGTGTTTCGGCGATAGGTTATCCAATCTTCTTCCAGACCGGCTCGTCGTCAGCCGGATCGGGCGGGGCGGAATGCAACGTGACGTGGATGTCCTCCGGCTTGATCAAGCCCTTCACAGGGCGCTCGCCATATCCGCCAACCAATCTGTTGACCAGCATGGACAAATCAATGGGCGAATCGACGATGGTGAAATGCCCGGCGACCTCGACGCGATAGAGAACCTTGACGTCCCGCTTCCTCGACATCCTAAGCCGAAAGTCCTGAAGGTCCATGGATCTCTCGGCGGCGTCGCGGACTTTTTGAAGCTCCTCCCTCTCCTGGGAAGCATGCGAGGATTTTTTCGTCGGCTTCTTCTTTGGCTTCTCCGGCATGCTACTCAAACCAGCCGCAGAATTTGCAGCCGATCCCAGGTCCAGGTTCGTCAGGGTCGTTCCAGCCTCCACAGTTTGGACAGAAATCATTCGGGTTGTAAAGTGATGGTGGTTGTGATGGGTGCAGTTTGTAAGCTTTATCCCAACTTATTTTCATATGAGCGATAGTATCCCGCCGGATGACAGAAATTGCAAGAGCTTTTTTCTTGTAAGTGCTTTTCTACCATAGCGTTAGGGGTTCAAGGTACCGGGTTGAGGGCAGGCTCTCCGCCAGGGTTAAGGGACTGCTCGCCCTATAATGCTGTAAACGCTACAATAAGCACGTACCACCGTACCTTCGCGTTAAGGGAACGGGTTGAGGGAACGAAGTCCGGTTTTGAAAATTCCTGACGATTTCAAGATCCCCTGGAGACATTGTTGTGATAGACTCGATGGCGGCAATGACGTGCGTATCCAAACGCGCGTTGGATCAGGACGTCGCCAGTCAGGGCCATCGAATGCGCGGCACTGCTGCGCAAGACGTGGCTAGGCAAAGCAACGCAAGGCAAGTCGTAAGAATCGGGCGTTCCCAGGGGACGCCCGATTCCATTTAATGAACGAACTTTATTCCCGCCCGCTTTCGCCCGAGGCCCGCGAGAAGCTCATCGACTGGACCGAAGCCTACATCGTCAGCCTGAAGTCGTCCTACGCGGATCGGAAGGCCGAGGTCGCAAAGCAGAAAGCCATTGAACTGTTTCAAACGGATATCGACATCCTGGTTTTCGTGACGACCATCGTCGTCATGCATTCCGAGAGCGGACGGGTCCTGTTGACTGCGGCGGTCCAGGGGTTGTGCCAGCCCAGGGAGAGCGCCGAGACGCTGGTGGAGATCATGCGGGAAGGGTTCCGGCGAGATAAGGGAGCCCGGGGTGGTTGAAAGGGAACGCCATGGATGACGGGTGCTTCATTACATCGCTATGGGATACCACCGAGGACGGAACGACCCTGATCATGACACAGGTGGGAGATAAGATCCTGGTGGAACAAGGGCACGGACGACCGGCCAAGGCGGGAGTGGTTACGCGCATTGAACCGGCTCCCGGCGAGTCGGACGACCCTGACATACCGCCGCAGTGCCGCCAGATGGTAAGGGTCTACTTCACTTGGACAATTGCTGGGTAGAAGATTCGAAAAGTGATAAGTGCTTTAAAATCAACAATTTGCGATATGTCGGACGTTCGCGGACGGG